TCTCAAGTTGGTAATTTAGTAACATTAACTATAAATCTATCTTACGGGGTTGCTGGTGCTTCTACATTAACATCAGTAGGTTGTGAATTACCAAGCACAGCACCAACACCTGCTTTACCAACTTCAGTTTCAGCGGTAGGAGAAATTTTAAACTATGGAACAGGAATTATATCAGCAGGAAAAACACTACCAACAACAACAGCTGCATTTTGTGCTTTAAGAATTAAATCTTTAGGAACACCTAATATTTATGAGGTTGCAGTGAGCAGAACAGCAGCGGCGTATAGATACGCATACATAACCATTCAATATTTTGTATGAGACACATAAGACAAATAAATTCAGTACAAACAGATAGCTATACAGTTGTAATAGCAGAAGAACCATTAGAGTTGCATCCATCAATAGTTAAGCATCCTGATTTATTTGAGATTTCAGACGAAGAGATTCCTGAGAAATTTCAATATCTAAATTATGAAGAGTAAAATAACTATCTTTGTAAAAAATTAAATTAAATGAAAACAATAACAGAACAAGAATTAGAAGAATTAAAGAGAGTACACTCAGAGTTTAATTCCTTAAAAGGAAAAATCGCAGACGCGGAGATTGAGATCAAGAAACTTAATATATTTAAGGAAGACTTGTTTTCTAAAATAGAGTACGTATCTAACGATTTTAAAGAACAAGAAAAAAAACTACTAGATACTTACGGAAAGGTGAGTATAAATCTACAAACAGGAGAAATAACAGATGACAAAAATTAGCCAGTACCCAGAGATAGCAATTCCAGATTTTAACGATTTATTAATCGGAACAGATGTTGAAAATAGCAACGTAACTAAGAACTTTACCATTCAGAGTATAGTTGACTTAACTACAATTCCTACGTTACAACAGGTAACAGATGTTGGAAATGATATAGTTGTAGATGCTAATGTGGCTGAAGGTGTTAACATAACTCTTTCAAATAATTCAACTGTATATCAAAACGGTATTATTGTTACAGTTCCTGCACAAACAGGAGAATACCCTCAATACAATCCAGCACCTGATGCTTTTATAGCGTACTTAAACGGTCAAAATCCTGGTACATTAGCAGGAAATCCAGTTGGATTTATTTCTGATATGTCTGGTGCTGATAATTATGGATTTATCGCTCAATTAAATGCAAATGCATCTAATTCAGTTGGATATTTATCAAGAAGCTATGATACCCATACAGGAAACCTTTACGAGGGAATTAAAATAATAGGTGGAACTCCTTCTGAAGTATTTAAAGTAGATAACGATGGAGATATAACAGCAAAGTCATTTATTAAAACAAATGGGACTTCTAGTCAATACTTAATGGCAGACGGCTCTGCTTTGTCTAATATAGCTACTAATACTACAACAACACAATTATCACTAGTAACTTTAAACAGTACATATCCAAACGCTATAGTAGGATTTAGAGTTCACTGTGCATCTATAACTTCTGGTAAGTTAATATACGAGAAGATATCTGCAGGATGGGTGTCTTATTCTATAACTTTAATTTCTTAGATGAACGACATTAGAAAGATCTCGATAGGTCCTAACTACAAGAGCGATGCTATGCATTACCTAGTTGGGCAGGAGGTTCTCGATAAGACATATGTTATACACGCCATAATGATAGATCATAACACTGGTTGTATAAAGATATGGATAGAAAAAAACTCTGAACTATTTTGTTGGAAGGAGTTCAATATTAATATGCCAATATCTTTAGAGTATAATATAAACTTCTAATGAGATCCCCAGACATGTTTATTGTTCGACCATTAGATGGTAGACGATACGATAATATAAAAAGAATAGGTAGAATAAACTTTATAACTAGCGCGTCTAAGGAGGACCACACGGTATCTAATAGACTAGCAGAGGTTGTAAGTGTTCCTATTAACTACGACGGCCCAATTAAAGCTAAAGACTTGTTGTTAGTTCATCACAATGTTTTCAAGGTGTACTACGACATGAAGGGAAGAGAAAAGAGCGGAGCTAGTTTCTTTAAGGACGACCTTTTCTTTATAGACGACGAGCAGTACTTCATGTACAACCAGAACGGAGAGTGGAACACGCACTCCAAGTATTGTTTTGTAAAGCCAATGAAAGAAATAGAGTCGACTATAAATAAAAACAGTAAGGAAGAGCCTCTTATGGGTACCATTGTCTATATAAATCAAGAGTTGCTAGACTTAGGTCTAAGCATTGGAGATGAGATCTCGTTTGAGCCAGATAGTGAGTACCCATTCTATATAAACGACGAGAAGTTGTACAGAATGTCAACAAAAAACATTACAATCAAATGGACCACAACATAATAAAACAGAAGATAATTGCAGCTGGATATAAGGCAGTTAATGAGTTGATAAAGGTTGCAGAGGATGTGATTATAACTGGAATGGAGGGAGATTTATCTGCTGATAAACTAAAAAATGCAGCGGCAACCAAGAGGCTTGCAATAGAGGATGCATTTCAAATATTGTCTAGGATAGAACAGGAGAACGACAAGTTAACCGAAGAGGTTAAGGTATCAGAACCTAAAATACAAGGATTTGCAGAAAAAAGATCAAAATAATCTATACACAAAACTTAGCGACTTTCTTCCTGCCAACACCATACACATGAAGAACAAGGCAAAGTCTTGGTCCTATGGTTATGATGAGAAGCACGACCTTGTCGTAATATCTAAGGACGGAACTATAGGTGATATATATGAGATAAACGGACTCAATATAGCACTACCATCCGTCCCAAAAAACGTGTATAAAAGGGACGAAAAGAAGGAGAACCAGTACTGGGAACCAGCAGACTATCCTAGAGAACTTTCAAATATAAAGTCAATATTCCAGTGGCACACGATGTCAAACGACTTCAAGGCTAAGTGGGTTGACTATATTGAGGGAGAGTTTGATCGTAGAGAGAACGGATTCTTCTTCAAGAACAACGGTGTAGAAACATACATAACTGGATCTCACTATATGTACCTGCAGTGGACTAAGATTGACGTAGGACTACCAGACTACAGGGAAGCTAACAGGGTGTTCTTTATATTCTGGGAGGCGTGCAAGGCTGACGACAGGTGCTTTGGTATGACTTACCTTAAAATTAGACGTTCTGGGTTCTCGTTTATGGGATCAAGCGAGCTTGCCAACATAGGAACACTTGCAAAAGATGCAAGACTTGGGATACTTTCAAAGACTGGTAACGATGCCAAGACAATGTTTACAGACAAGGTTGTACCTATAGTGAACAACTACCCGTTCTTTTTCAAGCCAATCCAGGACGGTATGGACAAGCCTAAGACAGAGCTTGCATTCAGGGTTCCTGCATCAAAGATCACAAAAAAGAACATGTATGAGGATGGAGAGGCAGAGATACAAGGTCTTGACACCACTATAGACTGGAAGAACACAGGAGATAACTCGTACGATGGACAGAAGTTACAGCTACTAATACACGACGAGAGCGGTAAATGGCTTGCTCCAGATAACATTTTGAACAACTGGAGGGTTACCAAGACCTGTCTACGATTAGGTAGTAGGATTATTGGTAAGTGCCTCATGGGATCAACACCTAACGCGCTAGCAAAAGGAGGATCTAACTTCAAGAAACTGTACGAGGACTCTAATATAAAAACAAGGAATAACAACGGACAGACTAAGTCTGGTATGTACTCATTGTATATACCAATGGAGTGGAACTTTGAGGGTTACATAGACATGTACGGTATGCCAGTGTTTAGAGAGCCAGAGAAACCAGTTAAGAGTATAGACGGGTCAATGATAAAAACTGGAGCTGTTGACTACTGGGAGAACGAGGTAGAGTCTTTAAAGGCTGACGCTGATGCACTTAACGAGTTCTATAGGCAGTTCTCTAGGACAGAGTCTCACGCGTTCAGGGACGAGAGTAAGTCGTCTATATTCAACCTTACAAAGATATACCAGCAGATAGACTACAACGACTCTCTTATCAAAGACAGGGTACTCACAAGAGGATCGTTCAGTTGGCACGACGGAAAGAAGGACACAAGGGTTGTGTGGACACCAGATAGCAGGGGTAGGTTCCTGGTGTCTTGGATACCAAGTAATCAGCTACAGAATAATGTAATAAACAAGAACGGGATGAAGTATCCAGGCAACGACCACATAGGTGCCTTTGGATGTGACCCGTACGATATATCAGGTACAGTCGGTGGAGGAGGGTCTAATGGATCACTACACGGATTAACCAAGTTTAATATGGATGACGCTCCAAGCAACCACTTCTTCCTTGAGTACATAGCGAGGCCACAGACAGCAGAGATATTCTTTGAGGAGGTCCTGATGGCGTGTGTGTTCTATGGGATGCCAATACTTGTAGAGAACAATAAGCCTAGGTTGCTGTACCACCTAAAGAACAGGGGTTATAGGGGAT